TGGAACAATTTATCATTAAATCCAAATCCAAATGCTATACATTTATTAGAAAAAAATCCTGATAAAATTTATTGGTGGTGGTTAACATTGAACCCAAACGGTGTTCCTTTATTAAAAAAAAATCCAGATAAAATTACTTGGTATAATTTATCACAAAATCCAAATGCTATTGATTTATTAAAAAAAAATCTAGATAAAATTAATTGGCCTAGTTTATCAAAAAATTCAAATGCTATAGATTTATTAAAAGCAAATCCAGATAAAATTGATTGGGTGATTTTATCAGAAAATCCAAATGCTATTGATTTATTAAAAGCAAATCCAGACAAAATTAATTGGGGTCATTTATCATATAATCCAAATGCCATTGATTTATTAGAACAAAATCCAGATAAAATTGATTGGGGTGCTTTAGTAGATAATCCAAATGCTATACATTTAATAGAACAAAATCTGGATAAATTAACTGCTAATTGTTGGTGGCGATTAACCAGAAATCCAAATGCTATCCATTTAATAGAAAAAAATCCATATAAAATTGATTTGGGTATGTTAGTACGCGTACCAAGTATGCTTGATTATGATTATGAAGCATTGACTAAACGTTGTAATATTTACAAGGAACAACTTATACAAAAAACAATGGATCCATCAAGAATTCAAAAATATTTAGATATGGGTATAAGCATTGACGAATTAGATAATCATTTATAGGCGTTTTACATGAGAAAAGGTATAAACTGTCATTTATTCTCCCCATTTATTATAGTTAAACGGAGAAACCAGTATATCATCCAAATGATTTTTCCAATAATCGACTTTTTTTTGAAATTCAATATCTTGCATCGTTTTCGGATAAGGTGAAGCTATTTTCATTAATTCCTCTTCATCTTGCGTAATTTTAGGTTTATTACCGTAACAATTAACTCCAAATTTGACATTTGGATTAGATATATATCCACCATTAAGTCCTGGACGTCCACAATCATGTTCATGTCCTTTGATTTTTTGTAAATTATTGAAAGTATTTTGTTGAGTTGGAAATAGCGCCATTTGTTTGTCTGACCATCCATAATTACACCATTCCGCACCATTTTTATAAGCATCTTCCACTTGTTGATATGATGCTAAATCAGAACCGTACGCTTTACATAGCGCTTTAGCACTATCATATGTATAATAATTACCAGGTATATTAAAAACTTGTTTTCTATATTGTATTTCAGGAACAGTAGTAGGAGTTTGAATTTGATCGACTAAAATATCAATTTCAGGTTTATTTGTAAATAAATTTTTCAAATAAGCTGTAATACTTATGCTAAAAAAGTATTGAAACGCGTTTGCTAATAACAAAAAAATTAGAACTAGTATTACTAAAACTACAAAAACAATTTGTGAAATGTTACTAATACTATTATCACTATTGTTAATAAAACTTAAACTATCTTCATTGTTTCCTAAAGAAGAAAAAAATACAAAATAAGATGCTAAAACTAAAAACACAATAATAAAGACAGTTGGATTAAGGACAATATTATTGATATAGTTATACATATTCACCGGATCTGTTGTTGATGTTGTATTTACTTCCATATATAATATATATATATTACTGAATTTGTTTTTTTCTATAAAATAGAACATATGCTTTTGGTGAAACAATAGATTCAATCGACTTAATTTCAGAAACATTCGTATCGTTAAAATGAAACCATTTTCCATTAGCGTTTTTTACATAACACGTATAATGACCACCATGAACTGATCCAGAATGATTACATATACCGTATAATTCATAAATATAGGTTTTTTTATTATAACCAATAACATAATTTGATAAATCTAAATTATCCATTGGGAATGAAATTAATATTTGATTTTTTTGATTTCTAGAATTGAATCTTTTGAAATCAATTACAAGAATATTAGGTAAAGACCAAAACAGTATACGTTTTTTAATATCTACTTTTTGATTTGTTTCTTCATTAAACCAAGCATTTTCTCCTGTCAATTCTTCGCCTTCAATATATAGATTAAAACAATCTAGTAGCGATGGCGATTTATTATTTTTAGGAATGGGTAAATTAACAATAAAATAAGGTTCTGGTGTTTGCTTCATTTTTTTTCCTGTTTCTATTGATATTATCTCAGAAACATGAATTCCATAGAACATGTTCCAAATTTCAGAATATTCTTTTGTATACATATTTTTTATCATTTTAAAACAACTAATTGCTAATTCATCAGTTTCATTTTCTGAAACACCTGTAATATTAATTTTAATTTCTCTCGATAAAGAATTATGGAAACACTCAATTAAGAATAATAAAAATTCAGAAACATCATTTTGTGAATAACCTGTGAAAATTTCGACATCTTTCAGTTCAGCAACTTTTTGAATTGTGTTAATAAACTTTGTTGGAGTCACAACACAGTTATTTTCCCATAATAATTTTCTTAGACTATTCCACTCAATTAATAAAGCAGAATCACATTTATTCTTTATTTTTTTTGAATAATTGTCCTCATTTTCTAGAAAATCATTTAGTTCATAAGTATGAGAAATTATTTGAATACAAGAGTTAATAAAGCAAGTATTGCCTAGATTTGATAATCCACTCAACCCTTTATTAATATATTTTGAGTTATTCATGAATTTTTTTTATTTTAAATTATATGTTTGTATATATTTAAACACATTTTTTATTATTATTATAATTTATGTCGAACACTAGAGTTAGTGATATTAATAATTCAGATATATTATTAATTAATATTTTAAATATGATGTATAATGATAATTTAAGAGTTATTCACCATTTGATAGATCAAAATAATGACATTAGACATCAATTAATTACTATTTTACACGAAGGGAGAAATAATAATCGAAATAATGCCAGTCAACATATAAACACAACAAATAATCAAGTTAATAATAGTAATCTTTCTAGATTTAGGCAAAGAGGTAACAACAACAACAACAACAACAACAACAACAACAATACCAATAGAGTTATTATTAATGATATACCTTATTATATCGAAGAAATTCAATATATCTCACCCATAAATAATATTTCTTTAGAAAATCAAAATGTAGATAGAAATAGAAGAATTAATACTAACAATTTTACCAGTAACAGTAGACGAATCGATAGAATGGTTGAAACATTTTTTGAACCAATTAATATTATACCTACACAAATACAAATCGAACAAGCAACTATAAATATGAATTACAGAGATATAACTAATCCAACGAATGAGAGCTGTCCTATTTCTTTGGAAAATTTTACGGATACTTCTCGGGTGACAATGATAATACCTTGTAGACATTTATTTAATAGTGAATCATTAATATCGTGGTTTCATACGAATACTAGATGCCCTGTATGTCGTTATGATATTAGAAATTATAATAACGAAGAATCATATCAAACAAGTGAACCAACAAGTGAACCAACAAGTGAACCTACAAGTGAACCAACAAGTGAACCAACAAGTGAACCAAGTAATTTACATGAAGAAAATACTGAGAGAAATTCAAATAGGCGTAATTTATACACTTTTACAGTTTCATCAAATAGTTTGAATAGTGATAATGTAACTGAAACCATAAACAATATAGAAAATTTATTAAATGATAATTTTAGAGATTTATCCAACAATACAAATCTAAGATACGAAATCAATAACTATCAGGCCTTATTAAATGCGCTCTTTTCAAATAGACCCAATTACTAATGGTTTATTATTTTTATAAATGAATATAAAGAGAATTGTTTATAATAGTTTATAAAAATAACATGTTTACTATAAAAAGATGTCATTATAAATGGAATATAAATGAACTTCTTCAACTACAAAGAGAATATGAATTATTACATATGACAATTCAAGAAATGGCCAAACAACATCAACGAAGTGAGAAAGCTATTTTATGTAGACTTCAACAAGAAGGATTTATCGAAAGTTGGGAACAAGCGAAAGGATTTACTGAATTTGTAAAAAAAAATCCTGAATTTAATGAAATGAAATTTATTAGTATTCAAAATGAGGTGGATGAAAGTGAAAGTGAAAGTGAAAGTGAAAGTGAAAGTGATAATTGTGATGAAGACAGTAGTACGTCAAACTCTGAATTAGAATTTACTTCTATAAAGGTTGACAATCCTGAATTAAATGATCGATTAATTAATTTGGAAAGATCATTTTCTTATTTAAGTAATATGGTAAAACAACTTTTTGAGCAAAAAGTCACAACAAATGTGAAACCAAAATTACAAGCTTTACGTAAACAACAACTAGATAGAACTTGTTAAATTAAGTTATAATTTTTACAACTATATTTTTTATAACACCATTTTACATATTTATATATTTACACATTTTCTCAATGAAAGTGCTCATTTTATATTATTATTTATATTTATATCAAAATAAATATAAATTTATTATTTTTAGAACATATTTTACAAGATAATTGGTTTATAAAATGAGAAAAGGTATAAAAGTGTTAATTGTTATTTGTAGTTCAGTATTAAGTCATAAACACAATTCACATCTTAGTAAAGAATGATCTAATATTTTTATTACCTTGTTTTTCATTATTCGTTTCTCTTAAATAGGAATCAAATAAAAGTGCTTTAACTTCTTTATTTCTTAAATCGTCTATTTTTTCTTGAAGTTTTTCATAATCTTCAGGATTATTATACTTCTTTTTTAATGTTTCAACTTCTTTTTTATATTTTGATAATTTGGTCAATTTTTTCCCTTGTGTTTCCCATATTTTTTCCAAAACTAATGCGAATAATTGCTGAACTGGTTTCATAATTTGATTTGTTATATAAAATGAATAGTCAATTTTAATTTTATTTTCTTTTACGAAATTAGGTGTTTCTATTTTATCGCCTTGAAGTGCTTTCTTATTATTGGTATTTATATAAACAAAAGGTATTCTGTCTCCAGAGCTAGGTTTATTACCAGGATCTCTAGCAGTTATTCTATCAGCTAATACTTTGTGAGCGATTGATTGTGGATTTTTATATCCTGAACGCAATGATTTAGTAATAATTAATTTATCTATTGGATATTTTTCATCTACTATATTTTGTAGAGAATTTCTTAGAAAATCTATTGCTACATTGATATTTTGTTCTTTCATCAAAATGTCTATAATACCGCCATAAATATCTTTTACAATTGGCGCATTATCTCTACGTTTTAATACAATCCCCATTTCTTTGCGCTTACATTTATTTGGATCTTTCTCATAAAGCATTCCAACATATCTTTTCTTTGAAAGTAAACAAAATGGCATAAATGTCTTTTCATATTCTAGATCATGTGGACCTTTTAGGAAACTAGATGCTAAATGACCTGCTTCCTGTGCTAATTCAATTGTTATTTCTAATGCTTCTTTTCCTCGAATTGGTTTTCCTTCAGGTGTTTGTAAATTAAATGTAAAGAAGACGGAATCTGTATTATGAACTATCATACTACCTATTCCAGCAGCAAAATGATGATTATCAGTTGTTAAATCATAAACGTAACCATTGTACTGTATTTCAAAAACATCTGTTATTGAGTCTGACTGATAAACATATTCAGAAATAATATTATTATTAATAATAGTCGAAGTATTCATTTTTGTTTGTAGATATTCATATGCTCTGTGTATTTGACTAATTTTATCTAAATTATTTTTTTTTAAATAATTATCAATACATGTATGGATCATATCTTTATTTTCATTATTATATATTTCAAAATGTAGAAGTTCCATACCAATTCTAACATTTTTTGGTGATATTTCTTTAGCATTTTTCAATAGCAATGAATGATCATCTGTTACGTCTACGAGGCCGCTATTTGTAATTACTCTCTTCATTTTTTTATGAGGAGCTAATATATGTCGTATGACTCGATGTATTTTTGTCCAACCTTTTTCAGTCCAAGTTTCAACGTCAAATAAATCACAAAATTCTTTTTCTTCTTTTCCAGGTTCACGACATATTATCCATATACCATTACCGTACAATTCAGCTAATTTTTCAATGGGTATAATATTAATTTTATCATTTTTTTTAACATAAATAGGAGTATAATTGGCTACACTATCGCCATAAATATATTCTGCTTTTGTTAAAACGGGTCCATGATCTTTTGTATTGTAAATGGAGTCACCATAACATTCCTCAATTATTTTTTTCGCATAAGTTAATAATAAACGACCTGTTGCCGTAGTACATGCGGCTATATCTTTTTCATAGAAAGTACTGGTTTTAGCACCACATTGACCATACAATGAATTTGCGGTTACTTTGTAACCTAATTGTCGTTTATCAAGGACATTCTTCATAAATTCATCTGTTTGTTGCGGTATTAATTTACGAGTTGATTTTCTAGCCATCAATAATTCTTCTAAAATGGAAGGCATAATTGCTTTTCCTTCTGGAAATTGCGCAAACCGACATATTTTATAACCTGATTTTACTTTTTCAGCAGCAGCCTTTGACGTTTTACGAATATATTTAAAAGTATCATAATTTATATTGACATATTCATAACCAGGTAAATTATCATAAATAAATTCACCAAAACCATTTTTTTCACCTGTTTCACAAATAAGATTTCCATCTAAATCATATTCTTTTGTCCAAACTTTACTGTCATGTGATAAATTTTCACTAATCATAGAACTAGGATACAAAGAAGCATAATCTACGCATGCTACAGGATTATCTAAATATAAATCACATTTAGGATCAAGTACAATTGCGCCCTCATAACCTTCGTCCATATTACCTTTTTCAATAACTGGAATAAGCGTTCGTTTTTCACGACATTTTTTAGCAACATAACTAGTCAATTTTATACCTTGACCGCGCATTACAAGGAAATTAATAGGAACACTACAAATTTTTGACATTTCAATAAAACCTGTCAATATATCAGCTTTATTAAACAAATAATGAACCAGATTACAATCTTGTATACAGTATTTTGCTATAATAGAACGATCTTCATCTGTACCATTTGTCATTCTGAAAATATCTTTTGGGGTGACATCATCTTTTGCTAAACACCATCGTACTTTTTTGTTCATATCTGGAGTTATAACTCCTTCTATTTTAAATGTGCTATTTTCTTTGTTTACTGTCGTAACTTTAAATTTCGATCCATTCTCATAATAGTCTACTGAATGTCCTATTTCTTCAAAATGAACATACGTTCCTTCTAAAAGACCTGTCATATTTGTTGTTTTAATTTCAGTTTCTAATGAAAAATGTTGATAATTTTTAACATAATCGCCAATAAAATATCCTGCTACATAATCTAATTTATAAGAAGTTAGATTTTCTTCACGACGAAAGAAATTATATAAATCAACTTGTAAACGTCCGTTCATTTTAATGAACTTTAAATCATGCTGTCCGCTAGCAATTTGTATATTACTTTCTTCTATTTTAAATCTATTTGTATCCTTATCTTTTGTACCACATATTTCGCCAATATTGCGCGATAGTTTTAAAAATTGTTCAGTACATTTATTTTCTTCTGCTCGACGAAACATAAATTCATAATCAAAACCAAATATATTGTAACCAATAATAATATCAGGATTTTCCGTTTCAACTAATTTTTGCCAAGCAAGTAAAACTTCACGCTCTGATTCATAGGATTCTAAAATACTATTTTTCATTGGTAATTCACAACAAGTATCTAAGACAATACAATGATTCTTATAAGGTTCTTGATCACCATAATTCATAAAAGTAGAGCCAATAAAAGTTACTTTATCGCCTTCTAATTTTGGGAAAACTGAATTCATAGAAATATTCAATTCATTTATTTTATTACCACGATCTAAATGATTATCACATAAAATATCGATAATTGTTGCTTTTTCATTATTATACGATTTTAAGTTTTTTTTTTTATTATACCCTTTGTCATGATCACATACTTGATCATCATCATCTATTGCTAATTTTTCAAAAATAGATTCAATTGTAGTTATATTATCATAATCATTTTTAGTATGATTACTATTACTTATAACAATTGTTTCTAACCATATTTCACATAATTGTTGAACAGCTTCTTTATTTTTTGGAATATTATTCTTTTTGGGATAAACAACGTCAATAGTTTCCATTTTTTCATATCCGAAAGCAGCCAAAATGATGCGCCTCAAAATATTTTTGTATAAATCTCGATTCATATCTATTTTTAAATTCTCAAAATAATCAATAATATTCGTGGCTAATTTTTTATATGATTTTACAGGAATAGGAAAATCACCGTGGCTACTACTTGCTTCTATATCAAAACTCATGATTTTATATGGAACCCGAGTTTCCATATCATTCAATGGTATAATGTATTTAAAATGAATAATATATTCATAATTACAAGTTGTTTTTTTATTATTAGTAATTTCTAATGTTTTGTTTTTTGGTAATGCTACCCAACCAGAAGGACTAATATCACGAATATGAAAGAATCTTAAAAGTGGAGGAATGTTTGCTTCATATAATTTTGTGTTTGTATTTTGAAATACTAAACCCTGCTTTAATAAATAATGACCTTTATTATAATCACTATACCATAAATTTTTTGCTTTATTAAATGCTGCTATACTATTAAATTCAAATTTTATAAATTTGTGTTCTTTTCCACCATCAAACCCATATAATTTTCGTCGCTTAATGATTATACATTCAGTGATCGATTTTTCATAATATTTACCCATTTTTTGTTTTATAAAATTTAAAAAGCATTCTTTTGTATAAGTGTTCCAATTATCTTTTACCATTACGTAAAAGAATGGTTTGAAATTTTCTACTAAAATAGAACATGTTTCACCCTTTTCATTTAAACCAAACATTTGTATCATAAAAACTGATGCGTCATTAATTTTATTTGTTTTATCATCCTCACTTCCAGATTCATCATTTATGATTTTATCGTTATAAATGTTGAAATCGAAGATTCTGAAAATATGTTCCATTTTGTTTTATTGTTTTATTTATAAATATCCGTTTATCTCATTTACAATATTCATTTTTATTTTATATTACAATCAAATAAAATATAAAATAATATTATTATAATTATATAAAATGAATAAACAACCTACTATTGCGGTTGCTGTTTTTGATTCTGGAAAAATTAAAGGTGTTGTACATTTTATTGAAGACTTGAAACAAAATAATGTAATTATTGAAATAAATATAACTGGATTAAAGAAAAACGCATATCATGGTTTTCATATTCACGAAGCAGGTGATTTGACTGACCAGTGTACAAGTATGTGTTCGCATTTCAATCCTTATCATAAAAATCATGGGTGTCCAGGTATGAAAGAGAGACATATCGGAGACTTGGGAAATTTGAAAACAAATATGAATGGTGATGCTATTTATAAAATGGTTGATGATATGATAAAACTTAGAGGAATCAAAAGTAATATAATAGGTCGCGGTTTAATTATTCATGCTGACCCAGATGATTGTGGACAAGGTGGCCATTCAGATAGTTTGACAACAGGACATTCTGGAAAAAGAATAGCATGTGCTGTTATTGGATATGCGAAAGAAAATTTCGTCTAGACTAGCAAAATAATGTACAACTATTTTATGTAATATAAACGATCCTTTTTTTTTCAGGTCCATTGTCGAAAATTATTTTAACATTTGTATATCCTGTGTATTTACCTGACGCTGTTGTAACTGAATAATTTATATAAGAAGCAGTTGTTTCTATATTAGTTCCAGCGTCTATATAATTTGATGTTGCAATTAAAATATTAGATGTTTCAGGAGTTTGATATGGTTCACTTATTAAATATAAAGTTTCAACCACCGTTGATGGTATACCCAAATTTTTATTTTCAGCATTACGATTTATTATGGAACTTATTAAATCTGTTGTTGGAGTTATAAAATCTTTCTCGCACATATATCGTGTAGTATATCCAAAAATAGGACCAAATGATGGAATTGTTTGGTATAAAATTGAAGAACCATTTGAAGTTTCATTGTTTTCAATAGGTAAAGTAAGTCTATAATATTTTATGATAAGAGGAACTTTTATATTTGTAGTGTTTAGTGTTGGTGTTTTTATTACTCCAAAAGTTAAATCTACGTCGTAAATTTTTATAAAACCGTAAGAGCTTTCTTGTTGATTATTTAAAGAATCAGTAATTTCGTCAACTACAATGGATAATTCAGTTGCTTTTATAATGTTACTGTTTAAGTCATATAATAAGTCATCTGCTAATGTTGTCTCAAATCGTTTGTCATCTATATACCAATGAACTGTAACACGAGTAATACTAAATGTAAATTTTTCATTATGCAAACTACTGATTAAATCATCTAAATTATTCATACTATGTTCTGATATATCGGCTAAACTAATTGTACCAATATTCGATGACGATTTGTTCAATAAATTGTTGATTTGAATATTTGTTAAACTGTTCCAAGTTTTTGAAAAGTTGTCTTTCAGTATTATATCTACACCCATATTTATAATTAAAACAAATATTTTTTTTTTACAAAAGTATTCATCTTTTTTTTAGTACTATTATGTTTACCATATTTACAATATTGTTTTTGAGAGAAACCCTTTGGACGGCGACAATTAATGCTTCGTTTGTATTTTAAAGACCATTTACCTCCATTTTGAAATACCTTATTATGTGATGGCATTTTCATTTTCATTTCGATCCATTCAACAAAGGAATCTACACTTCTATCTTTTAGATTTATATTTTCATCTTCATAGTCTTTTATATTTTTTCCTTTATTGCTTATATGATGTATAGATGGAAAACCTTTTGGTTGAATCATTTTTACACTGTTCAAATCATTCATGATAGACTGATCTATATCTGCTAAAATGATATTGTTGTTATTTTTGTATTTATTTGAAACAACATTTTTTATCTTTTTCCATTCAGGTCTAGTAGCATTACATGGTCCACAGCCTTCTAAATAAAATAATACAAAAATATCCTTACCATGTAGTATATATTTATCAAATTGTTTAAGTTCTTCTTTGCTACTTTTTGAGTTTAAATGTAAAACAATCATTTGTATTTTTTCTATATATTTATTGAATAATAAAAATACAATCCAAATATAAATTATATATATAAATTTATATATATATAGTATATGACTTTATCTACACTATTATTTATATTGGTATTTTTAATTGGATTGTATTTTTATACTAAAAGTAGTGAAAACAAAAATAGTGAATCTTTCACGAATAATACGATAGGCTTACGATGTCCAAATTTATTAATACAAAAGGGTTCTAGAATTTATTTATACAATTCTAAAATAGCAAAAGTACCTGGCGTAAATCCAGTTGAATTTGATAATTTAGAAGAATATACAGAATTTTTGGATTGGCAGAGAAGTCAAGGGATAAGATGTCCTGTTTTATATCTTCAACAAAGTTATGATGCGCAGGGAAATAATATATATAAAATAAGGCCTAGTATATCGGAACCGCAAGGTGGTTTACCACCTACGATACTAGGACGAAGCGGAGATTTACAAAGCATAGCTAGTTCTACTGGCGATTTAATAACAGAAGAAGAAATGGATAAAAATATATCATTTGGACCAACCCCTACACTTTTAGTAGATGCTACAAGAAACGATCCACCGTATAACGTCAATTCTTATCCTGCTTATGATGAAAGTTCTTACTATATTGGTACTACTACCCCATTAGATGAAATAAGTAGTCAACCAAAAAATATGTTGTATAGTCCAAATCCTATGGATGATAATTGGGGAGGTGCTGAATTCACTCAAAATTTGGTGGATAAAGGATATTATAAAGATGATGAGGTACAAATATATGTTCCGTAAATAAATTAGTAATAATTTATTATTATTATTTATGTGTGGAATATTCGCTATTTTAGGAAAAGGAAATTTTCGAGAAATTGTATTGACGGGTTTGAAGTTGTTACTAAATAGAGGATATGATAGTTGTGGTATTTGTTACATAGAAGAAAATAAGTTAAATACTATTAAATATGCTTCTACAACAGTAAATAATTCAGTTGAGTTATTGGAAAATGAATTATTGTCGAAACACAAGATAAATTCTAGTACTGCTATTTTACATACAAGATGGAGTACACACGGCGCACCAACAGATAAAAACTCTCATCCACATCACGATAATCACAATCGTATTGCTTTAGTTCACAATGGTATTATTGAAAATTATCAAGAATTAAAAACAGAATTACTAAATAATGGATATTTTTTTAATTCTCAAACAGATACGGAAGTGATTGCTGTCATGTTAGGATTTTATTTAGATAAAGGTTTATCAGTGAAAGACGCTATTAGCAAAACAGTGGAACGATTATTAGGAACATGGGCGTTGACTATTATACATAAAGATTTTCCAAATCATATATGGGTTACGAGAAATGGTTCTCCTCTTTTATTAGGAATTGAAAATGATTATGTTATTGTTGTTTCTGAACAAATCGCTTTTGCTAATAATATAAAAAAATATATAATATTAAATAATAATGATTTGATCGAAATTTCAAAAGAAGATAATATTATTAAATATAATAAAGATATACATAATTATAAAATTAATTATAAAAAACATAGTGATATTGAATTAGAACCCACTGGATATAAGAATTGGCTAATAAAAGAAATTTGTGAACAACCTGAAAGTATTGTACGTGCTATCAATAATGGAGGTCGAATAGAAAGTATCAAAACTGTCAAATTAGGAGGTCTTGATTCATATAAAACAAAATTATCAGAACTAAATCATATCATTTTACTTGGGTGCGGAACTTCTTATTATTCCAGTATGTGGGGTCTTAATATATTTAAAATGCTGGAAATTTTTGATACCATAACCGTATATGATGGAGCTGATTTCAATTATAAAGATATTCCTCGAAATGGAAAAACAGGATTAATTTTAGTTTCACAGTCAGGTGAAACGCGAGATTTATATAAATGTATCCAAATCGCAAAAGATCATGGTTTAATTACGATCGGAGTAGTGAATGTAGTTGATTCAATGATTGCTCGTGAAACAGATTGTGGCGTTTATTTAAATGCTGGTAGAGAAGTTGCTGTCGCTTCAACAAAATCATTTACGAATCAATGTATTATACTATCATTAATTGCGATTTGGTTTTCACAAAATAAACAAACGAATGAAGAAAAGAGAGAACAAATTTTATCAGATTTGATGAATTTATCTTTTCATATGACATCCATTATAAAAGAATCGAATATAAAAATACCACTTATTATTTCAAAATTTAATAAAGAATCGATATTTTTGCTAGGTAAAGGATCAACGCAAGCGATTGCTTTTGAAGGAGCCCTTAAAATTAAAGAAATATCATATATTCATGCAGAGGGATATTCTTCATCATCTTTGAAGCATGGTCCCTTAGCTTTGATAGAAACAGACTTACCAATTATTTTGTTAGATATTGATGATGAATTTCGTGAAAAAAATGCGAATTGTTTTCAAGAAATAAAAGCAAGAGGGGCTTATGTGTTGATAATTAGTGATATGGACCATGGAGATATTATAATTAGTCACAATAAAACATTTGGAGGGCTATTAGCAAATTGTGCTTTACAGATATTAAGTTATAATTTAGCAATTACTAGAGGAATCAATTGTGATTATCCAAAAAATTTAGCAAAAGTTGTAACTGTTGACTAAGTAAATTACTAACTAGTTGAATCAATGTATTTCATTACGCTATTCAATGCTGATTTAGCGGAATTAAGTTTGACTAATTTTTCTAAAGATTCCATTGGTTTAGAAGTATCGATTGTAAGTGTAGTTTGTAACATCATCGTATTTATTAAGTCGTCTAAATTGAGTACAGTATTTTCATAATCTGTACGATATTTACTAACTAGAAGTATATCTTGATTTTTAATAGTCGCCGATTTAATTCCAGCTGAATAACTTTGAGCTCCTCCAGCGACACCATTACTACTTGAATTATTAGTAGAAATATCACTTGTATTATTATTTTCCAAACCTTCTTTGAAATTCAAATTGTTAAAAATTAAATATGCTAAAAAACAAATTGCTATAATGAAAAGTATATTAATTATTTGTTTATTCATTTATTTATATATATTAATGAATAAATATTTTTCGAAAATTATTTGTTATTTCTTCGTTTTATTGTTTTAGTTCTTTTGTTTTTTATACTTTTGTTTTTCTTTATTTTACATTGTTTTTTTAAACTTTTTTTATATTTACGATTCATTATACATCGTTTCTGTTTAATTGTTTTTTTATAAAACCTACCTCCTCGCATTTTTTTGTTTCTTATTGCTATTAAATATTTACCTTCTGGATTGATAAAACCACCGATGCTATTCTTATTAACATCTTTTTTTCCAAAAAGTAAAAGTAACACTATTCTTGTTCCAGACGGTCTGTCGTTTGATAATCCAAGTCTAAGTTCATTTGGAGGTAATATTGTAGTTCCTGGTTTTGTTATATACGAGGGTCCTGATGTATATCCACCATTTTCAAAAATCGTATTAAATTCTTGTATACAATCACCGATTCCTTTTTTAAAAGATGCTGTGACAATTCTTTCCCTTAGTTTATTCGATGTAATGTCTCCAATCTTTGTTGGTATTCTCATATTTTCAGAAGTTATGAAATTTAAATAATCATCCCAGCTTTTGACACTACCATCTGGATTTAATAAAGTATCAATATTTACTGATATTATCTCTTTTAAACATTCAGAAGCTTCCAAAGGAGTTGTCCTACTATTTAAATCTATTGTAATTGGTGGTTCATATGTTTCACTATTGGGAGTTGAACTTAACCTACCTATATTTATTAAGATTTCGCCTCCTATTTTTAAAAAAGCCGAGATTTGTACTTTTTTTGTATTTGGTATAGGTTCTATTCGAACATGATATCTCATAGTCTCATTTGTACGTTGCTGAGGTGTAAATGTAACAACACCATCTCTTATTATTACATCCATTGTGCCAATTTCGACACCATTGTTTTTGATTGAAGAATCATATGAATTACAAGTAGATTGACCATCCATAATCGAAGATAATGGACAAAAAAAAGGAGGAATACCTATTTTTGCTGTAACAGCATTATTTATAAAATAAAGAACATTTTCAGGAGGGCTTATTTCACCCAATGATTCTAGAATATTTATGGTTAATTTATTGTCATTTACAACAAATCCAGCATTGTCTTCAAAATTTCCACAACCTTTTGAACCAGTTGTAATCCATTCTTTAAAGGCTGACAATAATTTATTATCAATATCACCTTGTCCAGTTTTTGCAGCAGTCAAATTTTGTTTTAAATAAATACTTGATAGAATTTTTATTTGAGCATTTAAAATATAATCTTCTGAAGTAGAAATTTTTTCCATAACATGTTTAACCGATAATATTGCTGTAGAAATCATATAAGCGGAATTCATTTTTTGTAATGTAGATAATCCAGGTGCTGAGTCAAAAATTTGTGTTACTACTTCTATTATATTTAAATATACATTTAAAGATTGTGAAAAATTATTCATGAAGCGATTTATTGCGTTTTGAGGAATAGGTTTCATAAGTATTTGTGACAATAATGAATATAAAATAACGATTCTAATTTGTCTTATCATACTTTGCTCAAAAGCAGCAAGAATACCAACTTTTTTACTATATTCTTTAGGGACAACACCACTTGCGTTATATTTAAATAACGATAATAATTCGTTTTCATGTTGACTATGAAGTATTAATAATGATAATATTTTTGAGTTCATATCACTGGTTCTATCATCTGTATTTTTGAATAAATTGTTTAAATCTTGAAGAAAAACAAGCGTTTCATTAATAGTTGGATCATTGAATAATTTTGATTTGTATTGATCTAAAGAAGATAAAGATTCAATATCGGAAGTAGAAGGAAAATTTTTTATAAAAAAAGTTAATAACTCATTGTCTTTAATGACCTGATAAGGAGATGAAATGGGACCATATAATGATTGAGCATATGCTTCTGGTAAACTATTTCTTGGCAAAAGTTGTTTAATTCCAATATCACTTGTTTGAATTGTATCTTGAAGGTATTTGTTAATTATTCCTATTGTTGTTGGATTCAATAAAATTGGTGTTTTGGTTGTGTCATCTAAATTGTTTATTAGATCACTTTTAACATCACTTGGTACACCTTCAATTACACCATTTATAAATTCATATGGTATTACATAAGGTTCATATAATAATTTTTGAGCTCCTCCTCCTTGCACATTTTCATCGATTAAAGTAATATTGTCATTTTCATCATCTATTAAATAATTATCATTTTCTGAATATTTTTTTAAATAAGCTTTCGATATTTTTGAAATTATAAAAAAATCTTTTATCATTAAAATTTCATTGTCTAATTTTTCAGATATAGCAAAATTATCTAAATTTTTTATAAATTGTTTGATAACTATTTCTTCATATTTTTTATTTGTTTTACGTCTCAAATTTTGTATAATTTTTGTTTTGTTTTTTTTAATTAATGCAATCGTTTTTTCATCTATCAAATTATCATCTCCTCCAAAAAGATCTAAAATTTCATAAATAGATGTTTTATTTTTAATTCTATAACCTTGTTGAGATATTTGACCTATAAATAGTTGTACTAATGTATCTAACGGTATTTTATTCGGTTCAACAATATTGAAATTATCTTTACAATAATTAATATATAATTCATTATATGTGTAACTAAAAACAGTAAAAGTATGTAATAGTTCTAAAAAAGAAATACTTAAATTATAGATAGATGATAATGATGATTTGTCTTTGAAAATCTTAATATCATTATATAGTTGAAATAATATATTATAAAAATCTTGAGATGCTTTATTAGGGCCAGTTTTTTTTAAAATATAATAAACAAAATATACATCTGGAGCAGTTTGTAGTTTTAAAAATGATGTTGTTTTCATATAATTATTAAAGCTTGAATAAAAAAAATCCACTCCTAAATGATCAATCATTGATTGAAAATTGTTATTATTTACTTGATGATACGTTATGTAGTTTGGAGAATTTTTTTCTTGTATATAAATAAAATCGGAATTTGGAATTGTTATTACAAAATTTTCCAAAGACACTATTATTTGTATGCTATTTAATCCATCTGAAGATGGTTGAGAATATAATACAGCATCATACGGATTAAATATTTCACCATTGAAATATATAAATCCTGGATATAATTCTGTATTGTTATTATTTGAAAAATTTGCTATAATACTTGGAATATTTATTATTATTAAATTAATATCTTGCCACTCTTTAGCATCAGCTGCTGATTCCCTTGGTATATTTGCTGAATATAATTTACCAGCTGGTATTAAAACTTCTCCAATGCTAGTTATTAATGTATTTCTACTTGTCATTTCTCCAATATTTTCGAAATATAATTGTTCTTCGGTTTTATCTACGTTCATTTTACCGTCCTCACCATCACCATCATTATCATCTCCATCATCAGGTGTATCTCTAGGTTTACTCATAAATGGGCCTCCTCCTCTATTCGAGGAACTCATAAAACTTCTAGGTCCTTCGCTCGATCTTTTAATAGCTTTTGCAAATCTGCCTTCACCTAATCCTGCTGGATGACCGTCGTGAGCTATATCATGACCAAATAAGTTATATATATAAAATGCCATTTGATTTTTATTTAAAACTATTTCTTTGCTCATGATAATAAAATAATCAACTATATATTATAATTATTATTTTTTTAATAAAAATTTAATAATATTTTTTATAGATGTAGACGTTATTTTTCTTGATTGACCTTGTTTATTGATATTTACAATATCATTTAAACATTTTTCATTTTCTTCCAAACATTTTATCAAATTTGCTAGACTATTAAATTTTTTAATAATTGAGATTGCTGTTGTCGCGCTTACCCCAGGAATTTGACATAACATAATTTCATCTATGTTTTCAAGAGTAATATTTTCTTTTTTCACTTTTTTCACTAATCCTATATAATCTTTTTCTGAATTTTCTGGATTTTCTGAATTTTCTGGAATTTCTGAATTTTCTTGATGAGTTTCAATATTTTTACCATTGACAATACATTGATTTTTTGGATTTAAATTATTTGAATAAAATGCTTTTCGATTGGTTGTTTCACCTTTCATTAATTTTGATGTACAATTACATATAAAAAGAGCGGTTTCATCTAGATTCATTGTTCTAATTACCGAAAACCCTTTGTAATAATTTAATGAAAAAATAGCAGAATACAATGTAAGTTTTTCAATTTTTGTATCTTTAAACATATTTATTTTATTAACATCCCCTTCTATCAAATAAAGAATGTTATGGTTATGATTATTTAATCCATTCAAACGATATGATTGTTCTTCATATCTACCATCTTTAATACTAGATAATAAATCATTGATTGTTTTTCTCTCCATTATTAAAAGATCTTCATTGTTATTTGAAATAATAATATCTCCGATTGGTAAGGTTTCAATAATTACCTTCAAGTTTCTAAAAGCAGGAATAAACGAAACATAGTACGATATTTTGTCTTGAAGATCTTTCTCACGTGAATCAATTTTAATAAACATGGTAATTTTAGTTATTTAATAATTCAATAAATTGTTATTAAATTATTTTACAGTTAAATAGTATTTTGTAAACATCGCAATAAAAATCGATAAAGTAAATAAAGTAAATACTATTAACCTATATTCCCACCAATAGTAGCCTTGTAACCGTATTTTTGTGTCTGGACAGTTGTATTTGGAACACAAATTAAAGGAAGAGATTGTGGAGCTCTTCTTAGTGAAGGATTACTTTGCATGAAAAAGCCTTGACGAGAAGCGATGCCAGCCTTTTTATTTCCTCCACACACGTTTGTTCTATTACAGATGGACGCAGCATTCCTGCTACTTTTGGATCCCGACATGTAGACCATGTTTATATACACTACGAGTATATTTTAATTTTTATTCATCTAAATATTTGAAAATAAAATTTTTGGAAGTGTTTTGTTTATTGTACAAAACCGCTTTAATACCGCTTGTGTAAATATTCAAACATTGTCCTGCTTCTTTAATTGAATTAAATTTATTAAGTTCATTCATTTCTAAATCATATTGAATAATTGGTCTAGTGTATTTTTGCTTAATATTATTAGTATAATTGTGTTTATTATTTTCAGAACAAGTAACCCATTCTAAATTATCAAGACAATTATTTACTTTATTACCATCAATATGATTAACAAATGGTTTATTTTCAGAATTAGGAATAAATATTAAAGCAACTAAACGATGAATAGCGAATTTTTTTTTATTAACTCTTACATAAATATAGCCACTATGATGAGGTTTATAATCTTTCATTATTATCCCTTTGTTGTTTTTAAATCTTCCTAAATTAGATATGTAATAATTTTCAGATTCAAAATCATCTATTTTAATCTCCTTCCATAATTCATTTTCATTAGATAATTGTTCTTCAATTTCCCACCTAAATCCAAAAGATGATTTATATACTCCTCTAATGGTATTACTAACATTAGTTCTTCCTGAATGGACATTTTTTGCTAAATTATTCTCATATAACCATATACCAGCCAATTCAATAGAATCATATTTTTGAAGTTTGATGTTAGTATCTTTATCAATTCTATAAATACATTTATTCTGATTTGTAGTTTGAATTAATCCTTCGCATTTGTGAATATTATTTTCTAAAGCCGTATTCCATTCAAGATTATTTACATTGTTGTTTAATGTATTTTTATCGATATGATTAACATGTGGTTTATTTTCAGGATTTGGTATAAAAGCTTTTGCTACAAGTCTATGGACTGGAAAAGTTTTCCTTTTACATTTTGATGATAAACCAACAATAACATACCCACCATGATTACATGTTTTCAAAATTCTTCTTGTTTTTTTATTTCTAACTCTTCCTAAATTACTAACTTGATAATTTTCAAAATCCTCTATATCCGACCAGTTTTCATTGTCCTCCATATATATTATGGTATGTTCCTTTTAAGCCATTTCAAACCCACCTATTTATAAACCCCAATAAAAACAATATACCAAACCCATTTAAAGTGATATCCATAAGTATATACAAATAGTATGACTGATTTTAAAATAGCACACGACGATGATATCATCAAATCAGATGAAGGCTTAATATTTAATCCATTTAATCCATTAAATATTAAGATTCAAATAGACGATGTAAGAGGGATCCTTTATAAATATGGTATTCCGACAACAATACATAATATGGCTCTTTATGAACGAGCGTTTGTTCATCGTTCTTATACAAAGCGCCCAAATTTTGAGAATTTAGCACAAAATATTACCATAGTAGAACGTCCTACAGATTGTATGCCTTTAAGCAGTAAATCCAATGAACGCCTTGAGTTTTTAGGAGACGGTATTTTGGAATTAGTGACAAAATATTATTTATATCGACGCTTTCCAAAAGAAAACGAGGGGTTCATGACAGAAAAGAAAATCGCGATTGTTAAAAATGAAGCCATTGGAAAAATTGCTCTGGAAATGGGATTACATAAATGGTTGATAATTTCTAAACATGCTGAGGAAAAGAAAATACGGACCAATTTAAAAAAATTAGGATGTCTTTTTGAATCTTTTTTAGGAGCACTTTTCTTGGACTTTAATAAAATTACAGTGAAAGATGAAGAAGGATGGTTCCAGTCAATGTTTGTTACGGGACCAGGATTTCAAATGGCGCAAAAGTTCGTAGAAAATATTTTTGAAAAACATATTGATTGGATTTCACTCATTACAAATGATGATAATTATAAAAATATTCTTCAGGTCAAAATACAAAAAGAATTCAAGGTTACACCACATTATTTGGAAATCGAACATGATCCAGAGTTGGGGTATAAAATGGGTGTTTATTTATGTTTAGGACAACAAATTCATAATGTTTCACATACTGATTCTGTCAGTATAAGCATTTTTAAGACATTTAAATCGATTCACGATTATGTTTCCCAACATGGAAGGGTTCTTTTATTTATGGGTGAAGGACAACATAAAATAAAACGAAAGGCTGAACAAATTGCTTGCAATGAAGCAATCCAATGTATTCCTGAAAATAATTTAGATGAACTAAATCAAAGTGTTGTTTCATTATAATATTTTACTAATTTACTAGATAAATATTATAGTTTTTAAATATTTAATTATTATAACAGGAATAATGAATCCTTTAGAACTGATAAAACAAAAATTAATGATAAAACCAACTATTGAAGAAGAAAAACCTGTCATTGTTGCTATTAGAGGTGATTACAAAATAAATAAACCTTCTACAATTCAAAATAAAATACCAGTTGAAAAGGAAGAAGGTGAAATATCTGAGGATGATACAAGTATTGAAAAACCAGAAAATATTGATATTGTCGATATTGTCGATAATAATCAAAAACCACAAATGATAATAGTAGATGACACAACCAAAGGTTATGATCTAGAAGGGTTATTAAAAAAAATGGCAGATAATAAAATGATAAAAACAAAAATGAAACCTATCACTGAATACGTAGAACCTATTTCACAAATTACACCGTCTATTGTGGAAGAATTGCCAAAAGTGAAGAAAATCACGAAAAAAAAATTATTAATTATTGATGAAGACGAAAGCAACTTTGAGAAAGTTGCGCAAAATGAACCTAGCAACTTTGAGAACGTTGCGCAAACTGAACCTAGCAACTTTGAGAACGTTGCGCAAACTGAACCTAGCAACTTTGAGAACGTTGCGCAAACTGAAGTTGAACCACTTGATATTGTAGTAACTGAAAAAAAAGCACCGCGAACTGGTCGGACTACGAAAAAGGTAGAAAAAGGTGTCGCCATTTTAGGTCCTGAAAATTTTGTTGAAATTGGAGATACGTCATTAGATGATAGATTAGCAAAAAAACAACCTCCTGTCATCATTAAGGTTTCCAGTTATTACATGAATAACCGTGAACTATTTGTTAATTTTATCAATTCCCTTTTTGAACCTTATAAAAAAGAATTGGAATCAATGAAAGAAAATATATCATGCGACGATATTGGTAAAGACAGCGGTGATTTTTCTCTCTTAACTCATCAAAAAATAGTCCGCGATTACATGAATTTGTTTACCCCTTATCGAGGATTGTTACTGTACCATGGGTTGGGTGCTGGAAAATGTATGCGTAAAGGCACTCCTATTATCATGTCAAATGGAGAAATAAAATTAATAGAAAATATTAAAGTCGGTGATTTATTAATGGGAGATGATTCAACTCCTAGAATTGTAACATCATTAGCGCGAGGATACGATAAAATGTACGATATTATTCCAGTAAAAGGTGAAAAATATACTGTAAATCAAGAACATATTCTATGTTTGCGCGCATCGGGATTTCCGAAATTTTCTTGTAATAATCACAAATCAAATACTAATTACAACATTCAATGGTTAGAAAATAATGAATTTTGTTCAAAGACCTTTACATATAATCCAAATGATCTTAAAAATAAAGAAGAAATGAAACAACAAGCTACATTATTTTTTGAAAATATACAAAGTAATCCCAAAACAAATGACAACGTTTACGAAATTGCTGTAAAAGATTATTTACATTTGTCTGATAAAAAGAAGAGCTTTTTAAAGGGATACAAAGTACCAATTGATTTTCCAGAAAAAGAATTACCTTTAGACCCGTATATGATAGGGTATTGGTTAGGTGACGGAACGAGTAGAGAGGCCTCAATAACAAGTCAAGATTCTACTGTTGTATATTATTTTGCTAAAAATCTTCCTAAAATCAATTTAGCTTTATCCTATAGAACTGGTTATTGTTATGGGATAATTGGAAATGGTAAAAATAACAGTAATCAATTCACAACTACATTAAAAGATCTTAACTTGCTAAATAATAAACATATTCCTATGATTTACAAGTGTAATTCTAGGGAAAATCGTTTGAAATTACTGGCTGGTTTAATAGATAGTGATGGTTGTTTATGTAAAAACGGTGGGTTTGAATTTACACAAAAAAATGAAGCAATGATGGATGATGTTATCTATTTAGCAAGAAGTCTAGGGTTTTCATGTTATAAATCATCTAAGAAAACATCATGGACTCATAATGGAGTAAAAAATTATGGAACTGATTGGAGAATACATATAAATGGTAAAGGTCTTGAAACTATACCAACTCTTATTCCAAGAAAACAATCTTCATCAAGACAACAAATTAAAGATGTTCTTGTTACAGGAATTTCAGTTCAATATGTAGGAGAAGATGATTATTATGGTTTCACATTAGATGGAAATTGTAGGTATTTGATTGGCGACTTTACAGTAACACATAATACTTGTAGTAGTATTGCTATTGCTGAAGGTATGAAAGATACAAAAAAAATTATTATTATGCTTCCAGCATCTTTAAGGACAAATTATATGGAAGAACTGAAACGATGCGGTGATTTTTTATACAAGAAAAATCAATATTGGGAGTTTATTTCCACTAAAACAAACCCAGAAGCATTACAAACCTTATCTACTATTTTAAACTTATCACAGGATTATATTCAAAAACACAAAGGAGCATGGTTTATAAATATAAAAAAGACTCCCAATTATGAACAACTTACAGCAGTGGATAAAAAGTCGTTAGATGATCAATTGAATGAAATGATTCGAAGCAAATATATTTTTATTAATTATAATGGGTTGCGTACTAAACGTTTAGAAGAATTAACTTCAGGTTTTACTAAAAATTTATTTGATAATTCTGTTATTATAATCGATGAAGCACACAATTTAATTAGTAGAATTGTCAATAAAATCAAAAAAGAAAAAATCATACCTGAAAATGAAAAAGGAGAGAAAGAATATTCTCCGAAATTTCTTTCAACAAAATTATACGAATATTTAATGAGTGCTAAAAATGCTAAAGTAGTCATGTTGACAGGAACACCTATTATTAATTATCCAAATGAATTTGGAATACTTTTCAATATTCTAAGAGGTTATATAAAAACATGGAATATTCCATTGAATGTTAAATCAACCAAGAAAGTAGATAAAAATACTCTTCAAGAAATGTTGTTAGGAGAGAAATCATTGGATTACCTAGATTATTCGCCATCAAGCAAAATTTTGACAATAACACGTAATCCTTTTGGTTTTAAAAATAAGATTAAAAGTTCGTCAGGGTATCAAGGTGTGTCTAATGTAAAAAAAAATGAAGAAGGTATTAATGTTTTCGATGTGGATTTTATTAGCGACGATGATTTTGAGAGAAGGATTATTAGTATTTTAAGGAAAAATGATATTGATGTTTTAGCAGAAGGTATAAAAATAAAAAATATGAAATCATTACCTGACGATTTTGATATATTTGAAAATCAGTATATCGATAGTGTAACTAAAAATTTGAAAAATGTTGACTCTATTAAACGGCGAATTATTGGTTTATCTTCTTATTTTAAAAGTGCTCAAGAAAGTTTACTTCCTGTATTTAATAAAACATTAGGCGTTGATTATCATGTAGTTAGAATTCCAATGAGTGATTTTCAATTTAAAATTTATGAATCGGCCAGAAGAGAGGAGAGAAAATTAGAAAAAGGATCTAAAAAACCGCAAAAATTAGATGATTTATACAAAGAAGCAACTTCCACTTATAGAATATTTTCTCGTTTGTATTGTAATTTTGTAATGAATGAAAGACCTATGCCTTTAGGTAAACGTAAACAAGTTGTAGAAACAGGAAATAATGATGAGTCTCAAGTTGTTGATTTATTAAAACAAGCTCAAAAAGAAGAAACGAATGTAGACGTAAATAACGAAAATGAAGGCGAAGAAGAAGGCGACCAAATTCTAGACAAATTAGGAGGAGATACTTATAAAGAAAAAATTGATGCTGCTATTAAACATATTAAAGATCATTCCAATGATTATTTGACAGTGGAAGCATTGTCTAGGTTTAGTCCTAAATATTTACATATTTTGGATAATATTAAAGATCCAGAATATATCGGTCTCCATTTGGTTTATAGTCAATTTAGAACGTTAGAAGGGATTGGTTTATTTAGTTTAGTATTAGAGAAAAATGGGTTTGCTAGATTTAAATTAAAAAAAACGGGTTCTGATCTTTGGGAAATTGATATTCCCGATGAAGATCTCGGCAAGCCAGCTTATGCTTTATACACTGGCACTGAAACCTCTGAAGAAAAAGAAATTATTCGGCGAATTTATAATGGTGAATGGGATTATATTCCTACCAATTTATCCGCCAATTTAAAGAAAATAGCAAATAACAATAATATGGGTGAAATTATTAAAGTTCTTATGATTACATCGTCTGGATCAGAAGGTATTAATTTGAGAAATACTCGTTATGTACATATTATGGAACCTTACTGGCATCCTGTTCGAACTGAACAAGTAATTGGGAGAGCACGGCGTATTTGTAGTCATAAAAATCTTCCACGTGCGTTACAAACTGTAGAAGTTTTTGTATATTTAATGGTATTTTCAGCTGAACAACTTAAATCAGATGATGCGATTGAATTAAAACGAAAGGATTTATCAAAGGGTGAACCAAAAGTTCCCGTAACAAGTGATCAGCTATTATTTGAAATTTCTGAAATTAAAGCCAAATTAAGTTTACAACTTACAGAAGCAATTAAAGAATCCGCGTTTGATTGTTATATTTATTCAAATGGTAAATGTATGAACTTTGGTGATCCTAATAATACAAAATTTAGTTATGTTCCCGATTATTCAAATCAACAAAACGACATAACGGTAAGAGCGAATAAAAAGAAAATAGAATGGGAAGGTAAACCTATCACTTTGAATGGAGAACAATATGTTTATAGGCGAATGAATCGTAATTTATTGAATATTTATGATAAAAAAACATATTTAGAAGCATTAGAAAATCCAGATGTAATACCAGTACAAATTGGCACTCTTGAAATAAATGATAAGGGACAACAGGTCTTCAAAACAGTGGGATCGTAGATTGATGTTGCTACTCCGTTGACAGCTATGTATCAGAACATAGCGAAGATGAAGTCCGACTCCATGCTTCAAACAATTAATAAATTATTGAAATAATAAAATCGATCATTTCTTTTTCTTCGTCTGTTAAACTATTGTAAAATATTGCAAAATCTTTGTATTTTTTTTCAATTTTCTCAATTATTTTTTTTGAATATTCATTTATTGTCTTTGGTTTTGTTGTTATATTGTTAGCAGCAATATAAACTCTCAAAAAGGAATTACGAAATCGTAATAACCTATTGTTTGATGAAGATTTTGTATTATGAATGAATAATAATAATAATACTAAAACGATTAGTAAACACTTATAAAGTATTACACACGATAATAAATTCATTATTTATAGCAATTGTTTTGTTATTGTAAATAATTTTGTTGTTCTAATAATTCATTTTTATTTTTTTCATCAATATAATTTTCAAATTTTTCCATAAGTATAGTTAATTTATTTTTAAGTGTTGCGACTTCAAGTTTTAACAAATTAATCTCATTTATCTCATTAATCTCATTTATCTCATTTGTTACATTATTGTTTTCATATAGATTGTTTGGGTCATAAGATACATCATTTGTTGCGTTTAGTTTGATGGAAACTTCATCATTTTGTAAATTATTCATTAAATTCACATTACTATCTGCCCACGAAATATGTTTTTCTCCACTTTTTTGCGCCGTAATATTTTTCTGATGATTTTGATTTATAATTTCAATATCATAGTTGCGTTGCTCTTGTATTTTTTTAATTTCTAAATCAATTTCATATATAGGTTCATCTATTTTATCACTAAAATTTGGTGTAGGTGGTACTGATTTTTGTATAATATTCGTAAATTCGGATTGCTTTATCGAAAGCTCTTTTTCAAATTGAGATACGCGCTCATTTTTTATTTCTTCTTGCGTTATTAATTCTTTGATTCTAGTATCGCTCAGAATTGATTGATCATCGCCGTTATGTATTGTTATTTTTCTAGTATTTTCTTTGATTTCAAGAATATTTTTATTTGATTGGTTGAATACCCAATTCATAATTAATAAAATAAATTTTTTATTTAATTCTATTAAATTATTACAATTATTTTTTTCTATTTCATAAAATCCTTTAATATTCGATTCAAAAATAGTACTTAATCCTTTATATTTATCTGGTGTATCAAAATATTTTTTAATAAATGGTTCTTCTAATAAAACTTCCCACAAAAGTTTTATATTTTCTATATTTAAAAAATGTTGTATTGACATGTGATGTAGATTATTATTCTTATATATTTAATATTGTATGATAATAAATATATATACTTATTTATGATTATCTTTTACAAATTATCATTGAAATAAATTTTTCGAAATGTTTCCATATATTCATCTTTTAAAATATGCGTTTTTAAATAATGCGACGTTAATTTATCTTCTAACATATGAATAATAAAAAATATACTATACATTCCACATTCAGTATCACCATATTGATGTTCAACAGGATGATTTTCGTCATATTCAAATTTTATTTTTGGGTTCATTTGTTCCCCTTGTTTTTTTATTTTATCTACGAAATTCATTACTTCAATCGGAGCAGTATTTCCTACACTATCGAAAAAAAATATTTTATGGGTTTTAATATTAATAAACATAGAAATCCAATGTTTGCCTGGTTTATTATGAGGATCGGTATTAAAAATAATACCGATTTTGGTTTTTTTCTCTTTGATTTGATCCTTCAAATTAAAATTACATAATTCTTCCCATACACATTTATTATTTATTTGTTTTTTTTCAAAATCAATTGGTGTCGGACCCATAAAATCAAAACACTTGTAAGCTTTTTCATATTGTTTCATTACTTTTATAATATCAATACTTGTCAACCATTCATTCGGATTTTGTTTCCATTCGTTCGGGGATTCTGGAGCAAACGAATCTTTAAAATCTTCGGATAATTGACCAAAATCCAAGTTTTGCTTCAACCAGCATGATTCTTTATTACATACGTTGCTTAAATATTTTGACAACAAATTATGTATTAATCTCGTGTCGTTCGTGTTTATTTTCGCATCAGGATGTCGATAATTCCATTTATCTCTCAAAAGAATCAATGATTTGTCAGTATAACATGTAAAATCTTTTACTTCTTTATTATCTTTGGGACTACAATTTACTTTTTCTAAAGACACACCTTTTTTTTTGATTTTAAGATTGTGATTATAGCGACTGTTTCTTTTTGTATAATATTTTATTTTTTTATTTTTTTTATTTTTAAATACCATCTTTTTTTTTGTTCTCGTCATAATTTATATTGATATTTTCTTTTTTTTGTATTCCCTTATTTCTTAATAACGGATCATCTAAAAGTATTTCTCTAATTTTTGGTAAAATAATTTCTTCCTCTTTTTTAATAGATTTAATTTTTACAAATTTATCCAAATTAGATGTCGGTTTTATTGTACGCATAAACAATTGATTATCATTTTTATTGTTATGATTCATTTTTTTATCAATTTCTATCATACATTCAGTTATCTGTCTTTCTTCCTCGTCAAAAATACTATAGTCTTCTTGAATGATATCATTTTTATCAATCACTTTGAAATACTGAATACATGTTTTAACAAAAACATCAAACCCGTTTTTAATATCAAGGTTAATTCCATTGTATTCAGATTCTTTTTTTAATAATAACTCTCTTGTTAAATTTAAAATACGTTTTCTGTAAAATTTTTTGTCCTTTTTACTTACTTTATTGATTATAGGTTTTTGTTGCATTTTAATATAAACATCTTTGTTTATTAAACAATCTAAAGTTATTTGATGTATTAAATCTTCTGTCATTTGATAATAATTAAATATATAAACTATTATAAAATATTATTTATTTTTTCCTATGTTTACGCCTTTTGGTTGTTTTTCGTGATTTTCGTGATTTTCGTGTTTTTCGTGTTTTTCGTGTTTTTCCAATTTTTTTACTTTTTACTTGTCTACTTCTCCCACCTTTAGTATCATTGTAAACTTCTAGAAATTGATATGGACCAGAAACACCTTCTTCGACGCTATAACAATCTGTCGCTCCATTATTTATTAATACTTTTCTTAATTTTTCAATATTAAAAGTTGGACTAATATCTGAATAATAATAATGAACTGGGAAATCAAGCCATTTTAATGGGCACCATTTATATAGTTTATCAGGTTCATTTGGATCAGCGCCTTCTTCTAATAAAGTTGTAACAGCATCTATATCTCTTTTATTAATAGCGTTTATTAAAGGTGTAAAATTTTCAGTATTATTTAAAATTACAAGCATTCTTTTTTTTTCTTCTTCATATTCTTCTCGATCTTTTAATATTGAAGCACGCTCTCCTTCACTCATTTCTTCATAATCACTCATGTTTTACTAAATATATATATAAATATAATATATTTTATTTATATTGCGTATTTTTATTTGATTCATGCTAAATCTCTCAGTTGTACTCTAGTAGGATTTGAAAAAATTTGCGATCCTATAATATTTGTATTTGGATTAGGATTAAAACAATTAAATGTTTCTTTATTAAATAACAAATCATGAGGTTGATATTGTTGTGATTGTTGAGATGGATTAAATGAATATTTATACAAGTCACTATTACTAGTTGGTACATAAACCGATTGACTACATTTTTGTAGAGCGAAAATTTGATTTCTTAAATCTGATTCAGTATTTATGTTAGCAGCAAATCCAGACCATGGAGATTGTGTGTTTCCAGGATTAAACACTGTATGTGGATTAAATGTTGGTAAATTTTCCATTTTAACAGTTATTTCTTTTCTAGGGTCAACAATTGGTAAGTAAGAATATTTTGTCATGACAGGTCTTACATCTATGTAAGGCTGTAACATTTGAGAAGGGATATTTCTATCATATATTCTTTGGTTTGTTTCATTATGTATGTCTGATACGCATGTTGGCTTCATTGATATTATATTTATTATATTTATATATTTTTATATTTTATATATTTATATTTCTTAATAATTACATCTTTGATAAATTTATCATTTTATGAATTTTGTTTCTAAATCAAGTGCGTAAATATTAAATAGATATAAAGGTTTAGATAGTACTTTTGTATATCATATAAGTAAATAAATGTGTGGCATTTTCTGTATCTTAAATGGTGAACAAAATAAGGTAGAATTTTATAAAGAACAATTTTATAAAGGTGTCAATAGAGGCCCAGAAGATTCTAAATATATTATATATCATGATGTTTTTTTAGGCTTTCACCGATTGGCTATTAATGGGTTAGATTCAATTTCAAATCAGCCATTTAATATAGATAATGTTGTATTGATATGTAATGGTGAAATTTACAATTATAATTATTTGTATGAATTAATGAATATTCAACCATTAACTAACTCAGATTGTGAAGTTATTATACATTTATATATCAGATATGGTATGGAGCAAACTTTAAAAATGTTGGATGGTGTATTTTCATTTGTTTTATATGATTTGAGGTTGAAAGATAATATGGAAAATTTCATATACATAGCAAGAGATCCATATGGTGTGCGACCTCTTTATTTATTAAAGAATAATACGGATGATTCTAGCATTACAGGGTTCGCTTCTGAATTAAAATGTTTGAGTGAATTTGTTAAAAGTACATCTTATGAGATTCAGCAATTCCAACCAGGCACATTTTCTAAATATTTTTTATCAAGTAAAGCTTGTTCTAAATGGGAATTAATAACTGAAAATCAAGCTTATTTTGTTACGACATTTCCATATAATTGTAATTATTATACACCTTTTAATTCTTCTAGTAATAGTATAAAAGAATATCAAAAAAATATTACTAATTATTTGTGTGATGCTGTCAAAAAACGCTGTTTAAATACAGATCGTCCAATAGCATGCTTACTTTCTGGTGGATTAGATAGTAGTTTAATTACCGCATTAGTAAGTCATTTCTCAAAAGTAGAGTTTGGGTTGGATAAGAAAATTGAGACATACAGTATTGGGTTGGCTGATTCAGAGGATCTTAAACATGCTAAAATTGTAGCTGACTATTTAGGGACGAAACACACCGAAATAATTTTAACTGAAAAAGAAGTGTTTGAAATTTTACCAGAGCTTATATACACTATTGAAAGTTATGATACAACCACTGTAAGAGCAAGCATTGGTAATTATTTGTTAGGTAAATATATAAGTAAAAACAGTGACGCTAAAGTAATATTTAATGGCGATGGTTCTGATGAATTATGTGGTGGTTATTTATATATGTCAAAATGTCCAGATTGTATAGAATTTGATTGTGAAACACGAAGATTACTTAAAGATATTCATTTGTTTGATGTATTGAGATCAGATAAATCTATATCTTCTAACGGATTAGAACCGAGAACTCCTTTTTTGGACAAAACATTTGTAAATTATTATTTGTCTATTCCACAAAAAGTAAGATTTGACACAAATAAAAATATTGAAAAATATTTGTTGAGGAATAGTTTTACTAGTGAAAATTTTAAGGATGTGTTTGGTCGACAAATTTTACCCGATGAAATATTATGGCGTCGTAAAGAAGCTTTTAGTGATGGAGTTAGTAGTAAAGGTCGTTCATTATTTGTTATTTTACAAGAATTAATATCTATTAATTTAAATTATGAAAATTATTATAATAATTGTGAAAACACTAGTAATAATAGTAAAATATTCGAAAAATATATTCCAAACATAGAAACTGAAAAATTATATTATAAACATATTTTTGATTGTCATTATCCAGAATGTAGTAGTATCGTGCCTTATTTATGGATGCCTAAATATACTATAGCAAAAGATCCTAGTGCTAGGACCCTAGAACTATATAATACTAGTGAAAACAGTGAAAACAGTGAAAACAGTGAAAACAGTGAAAACAGTGATGATAACAATAAATATTTCTAGTAATAATAATTGAATTATTTATTTTCAACGTTTTTTACAACTTTTATTTCTTTTATTTTGAATATTTTTCCGTGTGTTAGTTTTATTGGATTTATTGAAAAAATCTTGTAAGTGAAACAAAATTCTTTTACTTACTATTTTATCAATTTCGAATTCTTTATCTGTTTTTTCAATTACCTGGAAATTATATAGTTTAATATTCTTGTTCATAAAATCAATCCAATATTGCTCTTTGTTATTATTATCCATCATTATGGGAATATTTTCTACAATTTTTTTTCCAACAGTACTATCTAAAAATCTTTTATACATTTCTTCAAAAGATAATTCATAAATATATGGTTTTATATTAATATAATAAACATTCTCATTTGCCATTCCAGGAAAATAATTGTCGTCTAAAAAACAAATTTCAGCATCCATTGGTAATTTTGTACAACTGATAAAATCTTTATATGTTTTATCGTGGGTTGTTCTAGATATTTCGACACGTTTACCATTAATTTTAAATGCTGCTATTATTTGATCAAATAGTTTATAATTCATTTTAGAATCGAAATAAGATATAATATGGTTTGTCCATTTACGAGGTCCTTGATTATTTGTATAAATCATTATTTTATGACAAAAATGATTGTTTTTTTTTTGTTTTAAATAATTTAGAATGTTTATTATATTTGGGCGTAAAAATTCTGGATACAATTCTAAAATATTATTAAAGTCATTTTGATTTAATTCTTCTTTATTATTTTTTAAAAGATACAAATTAATACTATCCCAAAATATACCGAATTCTACGAAATAACCCAAGGTTTCATCTAAATCAAAAACCACTATTTTCATAATAGATTATATTATTATATACCCTTATTTTTTATAACTTCAAAAAAATAATTATAATATTTGTATAAATTAATATAAACATAATACAAAACATATGAGTAATTCCAATTTTAAAGCAAAAACTAAAAATAATTTATCCCACAAAGATTATAGTAATATTTTAGAATATTACAACAAAAATATACCTAAATCAAAAAAATTACTAGAAAAAGAAGCTGAAAAAATATTGTCTGATAAATTATGTAAATGTATTAAAATAATAAATAGCCCCAAACAAAGAAATAATGAAGCGCGCGCAATTGGTATTTGTACGAAAACAATTTTAAATAAAAAAGGATTAACACGTGGTAGTTTCCAATGTAAAACGCCAAGATTTGTCAAATTTAACAAATTGAATAAAACAATTAAAAAGCGCAAAAAAATATAAAATTATAAATATATAAACTTATTTATATAAATGCCACAAGTTAAAATTTATGATGTTATTATTATTGGATCAGGAATTGCTGGATTATATTCAGCATATAATATTAAAAAAATGTCCAGTAAAACCAGTTTTTTAGTTTTAGAAAAATATAAAAAAAAATGGATTGGTGGAAGAATGAATAATGAAACATTTCATGGAACTCAAATTGTTACTGGTGCTGGTATTGGGAGAAAAGATACGAATCCACTTTTAATAAAATTATTGCGTGAATTACATGTTCCTTACAAAAAATCAATTTCTATTATGAATTATTCCAAATTATTACCAAATCACTCGAAATTTGATGTTGTTAAAATTGTTGATTTTTTGAAAAAGGAATATAATAAAAACCCTGACAAATACAAACATTTACCTTTCAAAGATTTTGGAACTCTTATGTTAGGCGATCATAATTATAAGTTATTCACTATTTACGCTGGTTACACTGATTATGAAAATGCTGATATTTATGAAACATTATACAATTATGGAATGGATGACAATAAAGGTGGATGGCCTATTTTATATATACCTTGGAAAGAATTAGTAGAAAGACTGTGTGAATACATTGATTATAAAAATATAAAAAATTCTAATAATGTTACTAGCATTACAAAAATTAGTGACAATGATGAACCTTGTTTATTTGAAATTACGACAGAACAAAACAATAAATACTTTTGTAATAAAGTAATTTTAGCTACAACTATTTCAGGTATCAAAAAACTCATTCCAGGAGCTTCAAACCCAAAGAGTCTTTATAATCAGATTCACTCGCAACCATTTTTACGTTTATATGCTAAATTCGATAAAAAATCATCTGCTGTATTGGAGAAATATGTTCCTAATTATACTATTGTTCCAGGTCCTTTACAAAAAATTATACCCATTAACTCAAAAAAAGGTGTATATATGATTGCGTATAGCGATAATGTTAATGCTGAAATATTAAAAAACTATTTGAAGAATACTTATGATAATAGAAAATTTTACGAAAAATTGGTTGAAGAAAGTTTGGGTATACCAGAAAAATCACTTACAATAGAAGATTTGAAAGATTTTTATTGGACAATAGGCACGCATTATTATTCTCCATTGTATGGACCTTATAAAAATCGCAGTGATTTTATTCACAAAGCCCAGCATCCTATGGATGGTATTTTAGTTGTAGGTGAAGTAGTAAGTAGTTATCAAGGGTGGGTCGAAGGAGCATTAGAAAGTGTTGAAGCTGTTGTAAATAAAAAATGGGTACAGACCATTTGCTAAAATTTTTCTTTCAATTCGGTGTAATTTACATAATAAAAAAATTGATTGTTTTTATCATGTAATGTTTTGAATTAAAAAAATAAAATACTAATTTGAACTATGAATATTAATCGTATTGAAAATGATTCTTTATTTGTTGAATATGGAGATGATTACATTATTTATTATGAAGGTTCAAAATATAAAGGTGAAATAAAAGAAATTAAAAATTGTGATAATATTAGACATGGTTATGGTACAATGATTTACGCAAATGGTAAAAATTCATATATTGGTTATTATAAAGATAATGTAAAACATGGTGATGGAAAATATATATATGACAATGGTAATACGTATGAAGGTGAATTTGTAAATAATGTTAGGTTTGGTAAAGGAAAATTGACATCACATAAGGGATATGTTGTTTATGATGGTGAATGGCGCAATGATGTAAAAGAAGGATATGGAAAGTATATCTTTGAAAATGGTACTTCTTATGAGGGTGAATTTGTAAATGATGTTAGGTCTGGTAAAGGAAAATTGACCTCACATAAGGGATATGTTGTTTATGATGGTGAATGGCGCAGTGATGTAAAAGAAGGATATGGAAAGTATAACTTTGAAAATGGTGCTTCTTATGAGGGTGAATTTGTAAATGATGTTAGGTGTGGTAAAGGAAAATATGTTTCCCATAACGGATATATTATTTATGATGGTGAATGGAAAGATGATGAAAGACATGGATTTGGTAAGTTTTCCAATAAAGAAGTGATTTCATGCGATCATGATGATCTAGAATTTTATGAGGAAGAATATGAAGGAAATTGGGTAAATGGAAGAAAATATGGAAAAGGTGAAATAAGAATTAAAGGATCATGGAAAAATGATGTTCCCGTATCAAGTATCGAAATAGAAAAATCTAGAAATATAGAAAATTATATTACAAAAAAAATAAGTCAACATGTTAATAACTATTTTGAAGAAAAGTGTGATCAGGCTTATTATAATATGTTTCCACCAGGTGAAAAATATTACTTTTATTAATTTTTATTATGTCTATTATTTGATTTTATGTGTCTAAAAAAATAAATAATATCCATGATACCCAATTGTAGCAAATGCCAGCATGAATATAAATTCATAAATATATCTTGGTGTATCTATTTTTTTGTAACCAGTGTAAATAAGCAAAGGTGCTACAATTATAATATGAAATAAATTTACCCAGGCATTTTTTCCAATCATTATTTTAGAAACACCTTTGTACCCATGATAAAATAATATGAGTAAACCCGTAGCTAAAATTACATTATACATAAATATAGGCATATTTTTTTGTCTTATACCAATATACAAAAATAAACTGCCTACAATTAAAATATGAAATAGATGTACGATAGCAATATTCATTGTCAGTATTTATAATATAATTATATTATAATTATTATAATATTATATTTATATAAAATGAAAGACAAATTTCTATATGAAAATATAGAAGTTACTAAAAGAGGTGGTAAAAAGATAGTACGTAAAGTAAGCATAAAGAATAACAAAGCTGTTAAAAGTGTAACTAAGTATCACAACGGTAGACGTTTAGGTACAGTAAAAAAACCAATAGACAAAACACACATTGAAATGATACGTATAGGTAAATTTGTTAAAGGTTTATTTAGTGATTGTAATTGTGTGAACAAGAGAAAAACGCGTAAAAATAAAAAATGACTATTTGGATAAATGGTCTAGTGCTGATAGAAGTACTAGTTCCTGATCCGTTAATTTTTGAAATACTAGATTTTCATCCAATTTAATTTGAAAATGTTTATTAGAATAACCATAATTTTTACAAATTACATAAACACCATCTTCTTTAATTTTAATATCGCAAAACAATGCTCCTTTTGTAATTTGAATTTTAGATGGGGTTGGATCACTTATTGGGATCCATCTTATGTAAGTACCATATTTCAAATCGGTTAATTCATCAACATATTTATATCCTTTTATTTTTTTCATGATTTCTAGGGATTTTGACCGCTCTAATTGAAGCTCATTGATGATTTTTAAATTCATTTCTATTAGTTTTTTTGTTGTAAAATTGAATAGATTTTCATTCGAATCATCATCTAATGCTTTGTATAATTTATTGACATCCATATATTTTTACTATTATTGTATATAAAAATATATCTTTATTATTTTTTATATTATCTACCATGACGATCCAAATGAACCTGACAAAACTGAATTTGCTGCCATAGGTTCATAAAATCCTTCCATACCACCTGGAGTAGCAGCATTAATTAAAGGGGTATTGTCTTTTTGATACATGTCATTATAATTTGGTAATTGTTGAGTAGGTGCATTCATATTAGCAGTAGGCAATTGACTAATAGATGTTGAACCTCCATATAAAGATTGATTAATCGCATTTTGATTCATATTCATTTGATTGTTTTCGATTTGTTGTGGCATTTGTGACATCTGTGGCATAGATTGTTGATTTGTACGGGTATTTCCTTGTTTTCCACTACTATTACCTAGTTGTTTTGTTTTACCATCCCACAATTCAATAACGCGATCTACTAAAATACTAACTTTCTCTCCTAATTTAGTTTGTAAACTTAAAGTAATCATTAAAACAGATAAAATAATATAAGTAACACTAATTTGAGGATATTCCATACCACTATATGTAGGAACGTATACAATTACGCGATGTATCATAAATAATCCTAAAAACATTACAATGATTTGCATTACTATTTCTGCTAAAATTTCTAAACTACCCTTTTTCTCGTCCGCTTCAGGAACATATTTTGACATAAATTTATTTAAAATGACAATTGGTATAATAGCTAATAAAGAATATTGAATAATATTTAATACGTCTGATTTAGAATCATTGTCAAAATTAAAAACATGCTTAAAGAATCCTTTTTTTGAATTGTCTGAAGTTTCCATATGATTTATAAAAAGAAAAGAAAAGAATTAAATAATATTTAAAAATCTAAAAAAAGTAATTAAAGTTATTTTCATAAATAAATAGATCATGAGTGAACACGAAGAATATAAAAGTAATTTTCTGTTGAGAGATATTGACCATATTGAACACACTACACATACTATACATTCCCACGAAGAGTATCAATATTTGGAACTAATTAAAAATGTACTAGAAGAAGGATTCCTAGAAAAAGGACGAAATGGTTCCATCAAAAGTGTTTTTGGTAGATCTATGCGTTTTTCACTTAAAAACGGTAAAATCCCCTTATTAACAACAAAAAAAATAGCATGGAAAACATGTCTAAAAGAACTACTGTGGTTTATTCGTGGCGAAACTGATAATAAAATTCTACAAAAAAATGGAGTTCATATCTGGGACGATAATTCCTCTAAAGATTTTATGAATAATATTGGTTTAGGACATTATCAAGATGGTATTTTAGGTCCTATCTATGGTTTTCAATGGCGTCATTTTAATGCGCCTTATAATGTAGAAAATGGGAATGTTTTAGATGAAAATAAACCTGGAATTGATCAATTACAATTTATTATTGAACAATTAAAGAATCCTGCAACTAGAAATAGTCGTAGACTTATTATGACAGCATGGAACCCATGTCAATTGAATAAAATGGCGCTGCCTCCTTGTCATGTAATATGTCAATTCCATGTTTGCGATGGAAATAAATTATCATGTGCTATGTACCAACGCAGTGCTGATTTGTTATTAGGGGTTCCTTTCAATATAGCATCCTACTGTTTTCTTACACATTTAATTGCGCATCATTGTAATTTAGAAGCATTTGAATTTATTCATTTCATCGGTAATGTTCATATTTACGAAGACCATTTTGATTCAGCTACATTACAAATGAATCGTGAACCGTATTGTTTTCCCACTATCAAAATGGTTAATAAGAGAGAAAAAATGGATGATTATGAAGTGTCTGATTTTCAAATTTCAGATTACAAAAGTCACGACATGATAAAAATGAAATTGATTGCTTAAAAGTGTAATAATGCGTTAAGTAGTTTAAAAACAAAGTGTTTGTTTATTATAAAATGAGTAGTTCTAGGTCAATTGCTGCTGCTAGACAAAGAAGATCAGGGGAACAGTCTAATAATAATTCAAATACTGGACGTCCAGTTACATCAATTTCGTCTCAAGCTGTTTTTGCGCAGCAACAACAGCAAACTTTAAGTAATGTAAAATACAATAATAATATTCAACAACAACCAACTAGTGGCCTACAAAAACAAAGGGTGGGAAATCGTCCAAATGTGGATCAATCGCAACAACAAACCAAAATTAGTGTGTCAAATGCGATTGCGTTGATTACATTGCGCTTAGGAAGACTGGAACAATTTATACAAGAATCAATCAACGATGGAAATTTTGATGTAAATCATAATTCGAATGATTTTAATAACAACATGAAAATGGTTTCAGATGAAGTATTTGAAAATATTGTAAATAGATTAAATAGTGTAGAAAATAATGATAATGATATTTTAAACAGCTTTAATGAACATCTGTCTAAATTTGACAAAGAAATTAAAGATATGAAGGATTCAATTAACAATTTAAATAGCAAGATTTCATCATTTATGAAAGAAACAAGTGATAGATTTTTGGATTTTGAAGCTGCTTTAGTTGAAATTGAAAATAGTATTAATTGTGGTGAAGAAATTGTTGATAATTTAGAAGATAATGATGTAGACATCGCATCTAATTTAGAAAATAATACAATTGTAGATAATGTAGAAAATATAGAAGAAAATAACTAATTGTTGTATCTAAAAAACCATACTATTAAATGCGAAAAAGGAGTAAAATAAATATTACAATTGTATAATATAATGGAATATAAAACAATAGTATTATCAAATACTCAGACGACAATGGAAGAATTATTAAAAAAATTTTGTCAGATTGAAAATAATAATGAAATTATGATAAATCATGATTATTTAAAAAAAATAAAACAATACACAAGCGAAACTACTATTTTGAACTATATGATATTTATTATTGATAGTGTATTGAAAAAACACACAACTTTTATTGCTAATGTCTATATAGATAATTTAACATTACTAGATATTGATAAAAATAAATATTTTATTCAAAATATGTGTCATATTTTGAAAGAAAAGTTTCCTGATAAATTAGAAATTTGTTATATTCATAATACTCCTTATCTATTTTCGCAATTGTATAGTTTAT